ATAGCAAACGAGACTAGCTTTCCTACATCTAACCCTGACCCAAGCAACAATGCTGGTACAGTTGTATCTATATCACAACTTGCAAGCGGTCTTGCAGTCAACAGTAGTGGTGTAGCGACAATAACAAACGGTGCTGGTACAGGTAACACTGTAACTATAACTGGATTTCCTAGCTCATTGCATAGTCAGACATTACCAGCAAGCAGTGGTTTACAGGTACAAACAACATCAACTTTACACACATATACATTTCACAAACAGTTAGCTAGTGCAGCCGATATACAGGCTATCAGTGCAACAGTTAACTCATTCTCAAACAGATACAGAGT